GGCCACTCGCGGATCAGGGCGTCTTGCTCCTGCGATCCGGCCTCGATCTCGTCGGGGATAACGGCCCAGGTCGTCGGGTAATCAAGCCACTTGTCGCACCATTCGTAATAGGCGGGCCAGTTGACGGCTTTGCCGGACTTCCACTTGGAAAACGCGCCGTTGTCCAGCATCACGGACTGCCCGATTTGATGGCACACGGCGACCTGATCGGGCCTCATGTGCGAGACGCAGAAGTGCTTGCCCGCCAAGGTCAGCAGGGTCGCGTTCGGCGTAATCGGGGTGCCGTGGTAGCAGATGGTCACAGAGTGATGGTGGTGCCGCATGGGACCGCCCCTTTCCGCCAAACGTCGATGCGCTTGATGTCGTCGCCCATCAGTTGCGCGATGGCCCTTGCGACGCCGTAGTTTGTCGGCTCGCACACGTCGTCCAGCAGCCGGTGATCGAACGCGGCTTCCAGATATTGCCGAAGACGCGCGTTCATGAACCGCGCATCCTTTGGCGGCGACGCGGGCCAGAACACGCGGACAAACCATGTGTGACCGTGGACTTGCTCGGCGTATTCGCCTTTGTGCGCGGCATCGAACGAGCTGTCGGTGAAGTCCAGCGCGGTCATGCTGCTTCTCCCGTGGCGCGGGCGAGCGCGGCGTAGATGGCTGCCAGTTCAGCGGAAAAGTCTGCCCAGTTTTGTTTTGCGTCGGTCATATCAAGCAATCCAAAAGAGCGAGAGAACACCAGCCACCACGGCCAGCAGGATGAGGCTGCGAGGGCGGAACACCTCGGCCAAGGCTCGGAACCACAGCGGCACCTCGTCAGCAGCACGGAAATCCCAGCCACGATGCGAAGCCTGGTCGGTCATCATTGCGGCGTGGCGGCGATGGTCTGTGTAGTCGGAACGGTCAATCATTGCGGACCTCCAAGAACCTCAGAGGCATCAAAGTCTAGGATGTTTCGGTATACGGAATATTCGCTCGTTTTGAACTCGGGTTGCTCGGATATGATGCGTTCGGCGTCTTCTTTGTCCAAAGCCCACACGATGCGCGAAAAATCTTGATCTTTGTGCCCATCGTTCATGTAGGTTGAAACTCGCAAAGTGAACGAACAAAGAAACAATTTTTTCATTGGTCTTCTTCCCCTTGTTTGGAAGCCGCTGCCATTTCAGCAAACTGGCTTGCCCATGAATGAATAATCTCGCCCATTGCCTTGTTAGAACGAGCGTTGTCGTTCCATACGGCTTCCAGCTTGGAGCCTTGGCGGGGGCGAACTGCAATCGGGTTTGGCTGCTTCATGGGTCTTAGTTTACTCACGGCTTGTCCCTAGTCAACGTTTATTTTCCAGCGATGCCAAAAGCTGCTGCCGTTGAGCCGCTGCCTTGTCGCAAGCGTCTTTCAATTCGGACAGCGTCGGGAAAAAGTTTGGCTTGTCGGTGCGATAGATAAACCGCTCCACCACCGCCTTGGCTACATCAGCCGGGAACCTGGCTAGGCAGTCTGCATAAAGCCGCAGGATAAGCCTCAAGCTGTTCTCGCTGTCATTCCGGTGCGCTGTGACCGCGTGGAGCGTTGAAACGTGTTCTTCGCACCGCTGGACCGTTGCTGGCGTCATGGCGCTGTAGGTGGCCTCCAAGGCCCTAGAACGGTTGTCCTGTGTCAGACCCTCGAACAAATACCCTGTCACTGTCCGTTGGTATCCACCCGTCACCGGATACGTCAGGCTGATTTGCGGCTGCGGCACGATCCCCAAGGAGGATGTCAACCATTGAAGCAGGTTTCTGTCTGTGTCCTCCGGCGCTTGGCTTTCCAGCTTGGCTAGGACTGCGGCGGTTGCGGCACCACGTTCTCCATGTTGCAGCCCAGTCGAGTTTGACGCCTCCCGCACCAGGTCTGGCAATCCAGTAATCACGGAACTGATCGGCTTCACGGCGTGTCTCCTCGGCGGTCATGTTTTGGTTAGCGGCGAATGTCAGGTCGGCTTCCGTTAGCTTCCAATCGAAAGGCAATCGAGAGCCTTTCTTTTGAGAAGGTGTAACCTTCTCTTTCTTTAACTCTGGTTCTGGTTCTGGAGAATGCTTAAGCAATCGTGAAGCATTTGCTGACGCCACCTTGTTAGATTTCAATGCTTTAGCCCGCGCACCGGCTTTCCCCGACGCTGATCTTTTTGATGATTTTTCTTCAGCAATTGCGAGTTCTGCGGATAGCCTGCGCTGCGTAAATCCACCCTCGCAAGGCGTGAAAAACGCCAAAACGTCTGCGCTGATTTTGTGCCAGCGGGACACGGTTAGCCCTGCTATTCTAGCCAGCTTTTCGGGGTTGTCCGGCAAGACACCTTCAGACCGCCACATGGTCATGAGCAGGAGCAGATACGCCCCGTGCTGTTCGGTTGTCAGGTGCCTCGTGTCGCCCAGATAGTCAGCGACATAAAGCTGCATAAAGGGGACGCTCACGGCATCGCCCGAAGGCTTGCGCGTTGTAACGGAAGACGGTAAAACCGCATAGTCAGTGGCTCCTGTGGAAAGCCGTTGATGTTTTGCGGGTCAGACTCAGCCCTGATCCGCACCGACCTTTATCCGCTATTGACACAACAAGATCAAGGCGGACAACAAGGGAACGCGGCGGGGATTTGCTCCCCCTTGTAACCGTCGCGAATATGGAGGCCCGGTGATGCTTTGCGCTCGCCGGGCCTTTATCATTCTTCCCAAACGCTAAACATTGAAGGCCGCTTGGCAGGGACCGGCCTGGTTTTAACAGGTTCAGGTTCCGGCGTAGAAAGATGGTCACCCCGTTGAAACGCAAGGGCTAGGGCATAGACAAAACGTTCGTCCGCTGCCCGTTGCCGTGCCTCCGCCTCGCGCTCTTTATCAAAGCCGCTGGCATACTCGTTCATCAAAACGGAACGGCCTAAATCTTTGTGCCACGCGATGTTCAGGGTCCGCGCTCGTTCGCGGATGACGTATTCTGTTCGGCCCAGCTTCTCGCCAATCTCAGCGGGGGTGAAGCCCATCTTTTTCATTTTGCGGAGCGTGTTATCCTGAACGGACGTGAAGAAATTCCTCGGTTGCCTCATTGTTTCGCCCTTTCGGCCCGGCGCCTTTGCATTCGTTCTCGACTGCAAGCCTTGCAATATCGCCAGCCCTTGTGGCTGTAAGACGATAAATTTTCTGCTGTTAGGGCGTGACCGTTTACGCAATGCGTTTTGGCTGCATTTTTCGCACAAAAAGTATTGCCGCGAAGGCTGTTAACGCCAGGTGTAACCACTTCCAAGTGGCTTGGGTTAACGCATTGCGTAGTGCGGCAAAGGTGGTCAACGTGATGGCCATAAGGAATTTCGCGACCGCTCCAAAGCACGGCAATTCTTGATGCAGGCCTTGTGTTGCCGCGAAAATGAAACGCGCCATAACCGCCGCGCCGCAATGTCCCCGTCCACAACCAACAGCCATCGCCGCGATTTTCTGGCAATCCGCGCTCAAACTGTAAAACTTCTTTTTCTGTCATGTCGGGAAACAGCGCGACACATTGCATCGCGGTTCTCGGTTTTTCACGCTGTTGCAAAACTGCCCCCTAATCTGGCGCTAACCATCGCCCGCTCATAACTTTTGGCGAGAGCATAGAACGCAAAGTCTGGCCCGTGATGCCTAATCAGCACGGCCTGAGAGTAGGTCTGCCCATTCCGTTCACAATGAGCGCGAACCCCGTGCAAAATCGTGGTGTGGTCGCGACCGCCAATCCGCCGGGCAATCTCAGGATACGAGACGTGCGGGCATTCGACAAAGGCGCGGTAATAAGCCTCTTGGCGCGGCTTCGTAATGTGCCGACTGCGGTTCTGACCTTTTAGCGCAGCGATGGTTAGGCCGTAATCCTCGGCTACTTCCTGCAAGATGTTGGCTACTGTTTGTCTCATGTGTTCCCCTTAAAAGGCCGCTTTGGCCATGTGGTTTTTGTCTTTTGGAACGGGCGGGACGGGATTGACCCGCCTTTGATCGCCCGCCTTGCCTGCTGGCCCGTCTCACGGCCTTGGCGCTTGGCTTTGGCAATCCTTGTCACGTCACCGCCGGTCTTATCCGTCCGGTGGCAGGTTTTGTGGACCAGCCTTAAGTTCTCGTCGCTGTCGTCAAACCCTAAAGCCCACGGAATAATATGGTCTAGCTCATACGCTTCACCGGCATGGACCTTTTGCTTGCAAATGTCGCAAATGCCACCGTCACGGGCGAACAGGCGCAAGCGGCGAGCCTTTGACATGGACGGCCTGGGTGGCGCTGCTGTCATATTTCCACCACGCTAATCCTAATGCTCATTAATCCGCCCCTGATCGGCTCACCAAACGCAATCGAAGGCGTGTTGAAAAGGCTGTCATCAACCCCGAGGGCGTCAGCGATGCCGTCTAGATAGGGTTTAAGCGCGGCCACGCAGTTATCGCAATCGATGGCGTTGCGGGTCTTAGGATAGACTGTAACGGCGATGTCAAACCGACTATTGGGCAAAATCAAAATGTCACTACGGTAATGAATGGCGGCATTCCGTCCCCAGATGCGGTGCGCCTTCACAGCGCGAGCCTTCTCAGCCCAATGAGAGCGACCATTTGGCCACAGGATTTTAGCCGGAAATGGCAACGTCAGTTCGATCATTGCCGCCCCTCAAGTTTAAGTTCCTCAATCGACAGGGCGCGGAGGGCTGCATAAATCGGTGCGCGGGCTTTCTTTTGCTGGACGGCCTTCCGCAGTTCGTCTTTTAGCGCGTCACGCTGGCGAGCGATTGCGGCGAGCCGCCGGGCCTTCTCCCCGGCGCTCGTATAGAAAGAATGAGCCTGCCAATCGTCATGCTTTTGCGGCGTGGGCTTGCGGTGAAAGCCGTAGTTTTTGAACAGGCGTGTGATGGCCTCTAACATTTCACTTGCTCCGATATTGAATGACGGTGACGCGCTCGACGCCAACCATGTTGCAAAGCTGTTCTGTCGGTGCGCGGTGGCCTCGCAGAACGTCGCTAAGGACGGTCTGATTGACGCCATGTGCCTGGCACCACTCCTTGCGCTTGCCGTCTCCGACAAGCCGTTTAATGGCCTTGATGACCTGTTCTTTCGTCATGTGTCCTCCTGATAGTGTCGCAACGGTAAGCGAAGAAAATCGCACTGTCGAGTAAAAAGATTGCTTGACGGTCTGCCAAGCGCCGTGTTTTATGGTGCGTGTAGCGGATGGCGCTAGGGGTAACAGCCCAAGGCGAAATCCGGGGAAAGTGAACGCGCCCTTTCGGCGGATGAACAAAGTAGCGAGGCAAGTCCGGTGGCCAAGCGCCGCAAACCGGAACCCGGTAATCCGGGGTAGCGAAACGGGATTTGGGATCGAAAGGAATTAACCAGCGAGGCCGTCGATTGCGCGGCTGACGAGTCACAAACGAACGGGCTGGCTTTGGCCATCCGCTACACAACAAGGGAGAACGACATGACACCGTCAAAGGAACTGCTAAAGCTGGACGACAGGATGTGGGAAGCACATCAGGAATACGCCCACGAAAACGATAAGGACTGGGCCAACGCTGACGAACTGCGCGAGGACGGCCTCGCAATCGGTGCAGAGGCTTACAAGCTCAACCCCGACAACGATTACGAACACGACGCAGGCGATTGGGAATTTTACATCGAAACCGCATTGAATCAGTTTTACCCGCATCAACAATCGCTGGTCGGAGCCGCAGCGTATTACCGCGTCAAAGAGTGCGCGGAGGAAGCCGCTGCTAACGCTAACAAGGCTCTGGCGATGGCCGCTGACATTACAGGAGCCGCAAAATGAGAGACGCGCAACGAGCAAAAAGACACGCCAAAACGGAAGCGTCGTTTGCGAAATCCCGCCTAATCGACATCCTTAAGACGTTGGAAAATACGCCGGGATGTATGACGGAGGCTAACCGCCTGTCGTCGATTATTGCTCGGCTCGAAGCGTGGCAGGTGTCGTGATGGCTAAGCGTTACACCTTCACGACCTGCCTCTCGTTTGGAACGGACGGCGAGGCAGATTTTTGCGAATTTGACGTTACGGTGTCGTTTGCCTTCACGCTGGGCCGCGCTGCTGCCCCGCCCGCATACGACCACGGCGGATTGCCCGCAGACCCGCCGGAGATTGACGACATTTGGGTTGAGGCTATCGACGGTCGCCCTGTTACCGCTGGCGATTGGAGCACTATTAACGCAATCCTAGACCAGTTTGCGACTGGCGATTTTGACGAAGCCATGATGGATGAGGTGACGGAATGAAAGACCTTTACATTGAAGAATATGACCGCCTTGTCAGCCTTTATGTGGAACAGGGCATGACGGAGGTGGACGCCCGCGCATTAGCTGAAGACGAGGCTTATGACGCAGCGTGTGACCTTATCGCTGACAGGGCAGACAATGCCCGTGATGCCGCTAAAGACAGGGACTTGTGATGACTGACCGCGCGCTTGCTAAATACAAAGAGTGCCGCTTGTGGCTGGACGACGGTGGCATCTACCGACCCGCGACAACCTTTGCCGTCCGAATGATGGCGCGAATGTTTGAAAACCGAACCGACCATAACGCAACGCGATACGTCCGCGATTGTCGTATGGCTCTGGCAGAATATGAAAAGGCAATGGAGGAAGCCCTATGCGAAACAGTGAAAACCTAGCCAGTATCAGCCCCGCGCTGGTCAAGGCGATTAACGCCATTGAGGGCGTGAAAAAGGGAGCGGCTAACCCGTTCTTCAAATCCAAATACGCCAATCTCGAAAGCGTCATTGAAGCCGCGCACGATGCACTAGCGGCTAATGGGTTGGCGGTGATGCAGGGGCCAGGTCCGATGGACGGGAATTGCATCACCCTGACCACGCGCCTGATCCACGAAAGCGGCGAGTGGATTGAGACAGACTTTTCGCTGCCTGCTGGCAAGATGGACCCGCAAGCGGCGGGGTCGGCAATCACCTATGCCCGTCGATATTCTCTGATGGCTATGCTGAATATGCCCGCCCTTGATGATGACGGGGAAGCGTCTATGCCCCGCAGCACCAAGCCCGGCGAGCCTAAGAACCCAAATGTTAGCGTTCACCCTGAAGGCCCGGACTGGTATAAAACCGAAGGCGCTGGAATGAGCGCAGCCAAGGCCAAAGCCGAAGGGCTAGGCGAAAAGGTCAACCAGTGGCTTGGCGACCTTGAGACGATTCCAACCGTTGCCGCGCTGCGAGACTGGGCAGATCAAAACGGCGACACCATCCGCACCATGCCTAAAGGCTGGCGCATTGAAGTCCGCGAGGCATTTGATCGTCGCGGACGTGAACTGGGAGCAATGTAATGGCGTATGAGCAAAAGCCGGGAGACATTGCCGTCTTCAAAGAGCGCGAAAAGCGTAACGATAAAGCGCCAGATTGGCGCGGTAACCTGATTGTCCCTGAAGGCGCCAAGCCCGGCGACAAGCTGGAAGTGGCGTTCTGGGCCAAAGGCGACAGCGGGACGATGCTGGCAGGGTCCGTTAAGTTCCCGCAACAGCGTGACGCTGGCCCCGCGCGAGAAGCCCCGCCACAGCGCGGCGCTAGGTTTGACGACGACATTCCGTTTTAGGCCGTGTCTGACCGTGCCGTTGTAACCCTGCGTTCACAAGCTGACCGAGACAAGGCCAGCAAGTGGGCGCAGGGCGTCACCATAGGCTCAAAGGTAGTCTTTCATGGACCAGGACGAACGATCCCGCAAAACGACGCCCTACACGCTGCCATTCGCGACATTGCCCGACAGAGGGATTATCATGGCCTCAAGCTACAGGACTGGGAATGGAAACTGCTGTTTCTGGACGCCTTGGACCGTGAAATCCGAATGCTACCTAACCTCGACGGCACGGGGTTCATCAATGTGGGAAAATCCACAGCGTCACTAAGCAAAGAAGAGTTTTCAGGGCTGCTTTCGATTGTTTACGAGTGGGGCAACCGAAACGGCATAAAGTGGAGTGACCAGCCAGAGTGACCCGATTTGAAAAAGCAGACAGGTTAGCGGCGGTGATATTCCGCAGCCTTCCCAGCATGACATCCCGCCTAGCCCAAGGCTCGCACCGTCTAGCCAAAGAGATAGCGGTTGATGTGCTGGACGAATTGGAGCGGATCGAGCGAGTTGAAAAATCATGTTTATAATCGGATCATTTGACCGCTTTTTCCACGGCTACATCCGCAAGGAATACACGCGCGACCTGGAAGACGGACACGGCCATTATCTCCCGTGCGTCATTCACGGCCTGAGAGTGGTGCAAGGGAAGTTGCTAGAGTTCCAATGCGTCCTGACCGAGTATGGCGCCGGGGCTGGGTTCCTCGCTCCCATTGAGGCTTTTTGCTGGAAAATACCCGACAAACCCCGCGCTCCAAATGAGTCGGTGGATTACACATACGTCCAGCCGTGGGATTGCTTCTCAAGCGAATTTGGCGTTCATGCGTTTGAGTTCAATCGGCGCATGAAGGCGCAGATTCTGCCAGATCGACGCGGTGCCAGGTATCGCTTCTCAATCGATTTCACCGGCTCATCGCTGGCCGACATGAGCGAGCAGCACAAGCACTTGCACGTTATGGAGCTGGATGACGGCACGATAGGCGCGTTCCCTAACAATCGCGTTTTGTGGGTTGAGCCTGCTATGTGGGCAAAACCGTTTGAGGACCGGCCTGATTTCCAAGCCCTGTCTGGCGAATGGATGGCGGAATAAGAAAATACGCAAAAAACGCTCAAGGGGTATTGCGTAACATCTGCCTATGTGCGAGAACCAGTCATCGGCGCAGGGCAATCAAGCACTAGCCGGACGGATTAAGCAGATGGCCCTCAAGACCGACAAGCTAACCGCTTCTGAACTGGCTCGGCTCCCCAACGTGCCGATCTTTAACGAACTGCAAGGCGCTACCCTTGCAGCTAAAGCTCGCACAGGTCGCCGCTACAGCGTCAGCGCCGCCAAGCGCCGCTATCACGTTCAAATCCTTTCCTTTGCGCTAAATGGCAAAGGCGACACAACGGGCGGTGCCGACATTGAAAAACTGGCCGATTTCGCCATTTCGGACATTGATCACGTTATTGCCTATCTGGACCGCGTGGCGTGAGGGTGCTTGTCGCTTGCGAATACAGCGGAACCGTCCGTGACGCATTTCGCGCTCATGGCCATGATGCCATGTCGTGCGATCTATTGCCGACCGACGCGCCCGGACCTCATTACGAAGGCAGTGTTTTAGACATTTTGGATGACGGCTGGGATTTAATGATAGGCCACCCGCCTTGCACTGACTTGGCGGTTAGTGGGGCCGCATGGTTTAAGGAAAAGATAGCAGATGGTCGGCAAGCGGCGTCATTGGCGTTTGTCAGGGCATTAATGGATGCGCCTATTCCGCGCATCTGCATTAAAAACCCTGTTTCGGTTATCAGCAGTCACATTCGCAAGGCCGATCAGGTCGTCCAGCCGTGGATGTTTGGGCACATGGAACAGAAAGCGACCTGCCTTTGGCTTAAGGGCCTGCCGCCCCTGCGTCCAACTGCTATGGTTTACAGCGAAATGATGCTGCTGCCGAAAAGAGAACGTGAGCGCCTGCACTACCTTCGGCCAAGCCCGACCCGTTGGAAAGAGCGAAGCAAAACCTTTCAAGGCATTGCTAACGCGATGGCCGATCAATGGGACGGAACATGGAGTGACCCCCAAATGAGCTTGTTTGCCGTATGACCCCCGCTGAATACCGCGCCGCCCTCGCAACCCTCGGCCTGTCACAACAGGCTGCGGGCCGGTGGCTCATGGTCAGCCCTAAGACCGCCCAGAACTACGCCAAGCTAGGCCCTAGCGGCCCGGCTGCTGTAGCTATCCGCATGGCATTGCAGCACGGCTTGACCCGCCAGGACCCTTAAGGCATTATTCATCCCGCTCTACGGCCCCGCTACGGCTTAAGCCTAGACGCAAACCAGACTGAGGACACATGGCAGGCGGTCGCCCCTCCAAATACAGCGACAAGCTGGCAGAGGAGATTTGCCGTCGTCTCGGCAAGGGTGAGCCAATGGCTCGCATCTGCGATGACGACCATATGCCAAGTTACAACACCATCTGGCGATGGGAGAACGAAAACGCTGAGTTTCGTGAGCTTTCCGCCCGCGCGAAACAGAATGGCACTCATTTCCTGGCTGACGACACGCTGCGGATCGCGGATGATGACACCATCGACACGCAACGCGCCAAGCTCATGATTGACACGCGGCTGCGCTTGATTGGCAAGTGGAACGCCAAGGCTTACGGCGACAAACTGCAACAGGAAGTCTCTGGCCCTGATGGCGGCGCTTTGTCGGTTACATGGCTGAAACCAGAGTAATCCCCTACGCCCCTCGCCGGGTGTTTTTGCCGTTCCATAATCGGACGCAACGCTTTGCCATCGGGGTGGCGCACCGTCGCTGCGGTAAGACGGTGGCTTGCATCAATGACATGATCCGCAATGCGGTGGTGTCCGATAAGCCCCACTATCGAGCGGCCTATCTTGCGCCATACCTGAAGCAGGCTAAGGACGTGGCATGGGAGTATCTGAAACGATACAGCCAGCCGATCTGGGCAAAGCCGCCAAACGAGAGCGAGCTATACGTTGAGCTAATCGGCGGCAAGCGCATCAAGATATACGGCGCTGACAACCCCGATGCCCTGCGTGGTGGCTACTTGGATGATGCCACGCTGGACGAATACGCTGACATGTATCCCGGCATCTTCGGCTCAATCATCCGCCCGATGTTGGCTGACCGGCAAGGCACAGCTACGTTCATTGGGACGCCGAAGGGGCGCAATGCGTTCTTTGACCTGTTCGAGCGGGCTAAGACCGACCCAGACTGGTTCCCGTTCTTTCTGCCTGCTAGCGAGACAGGCATCTTGCCGCAAAGCGAACTGACCGCCGCCGCAAGGGAAATGACGCCAGAACAATACGAACAGGAGTTTGAGTGTTCGTTCGAGGCGGCAATCATTGGCGCTTACTACGGTAAGGACATGGCTGAGAGCGAGCGGGCTGGACGGATCACAGACGTTCCGTATGACCCTGCGCTGCCGGTCTACACGACATGGGATTTGGGCATCGGAGACAGCACGGCGATCTGGTTCTGGCAGGCGCTTGGCGGTGAGATACGGGTAATAGACTTCTATGAGGCCAGCGGCGAAAGCATCGAGCATTACGCCAAGGTGTTGCAGGCCAAGCCCTACAAGTATGAGGCCGATTGGGTGCCGCATGACGCAAGGGTCAGGGAACTAGGCACGGGCCGCACCAGGATCGAGACGATGCTGACGCTTAAGCTCAAGCCCAAGCTGGTTCCTAACCACAAGGTGCTGGACGGCATTAACGCAGGCCGCGTTCTGTTGCCGCGTATTTGGTTTGACCGTGAGAAATGCAAGGCCGGGCTGGAATGCCTGCGCCAGTATCGTGCGGACTATGACGATAAGGCTAGGGTCTTCCGTGATGGGCCTAAGCACGATTGGACCAGCCACGCGGCTGATGCGTTCCGATACCTTGCAATGGCCTATCGTGAGATTAAGCCGGAAGCCAAAGCGGCAGACGCGCCAATCAAGGGCATCCGCGATATGACATGGGATGACCTGTTAGCTAACCAGCCGGTGCATACGGGTTACGAACGCGCATGATCGTTCTATCGACAAGCGGACCCGCGCACGATATGTTCCCCTGAACGCTTGCGAGGGGCTATGCTTCCCGACGAACCTGAAAATCAAGACGGCATTGACCTCGTTACCAAATGGATTGAGGAAATCAATCTGTCTGAGCGCGAGTTGCAGCCGTGGTGGAAGACTGGCGACATCATCGTCAGGCGCTACAAGAACGAGAACCGCGCCCGTGGTGGTGGCCGTCCGTCTGTAGGCTATGAGCGTCGTCGCTTTGCTATCCTGTGGTCCAACGTCTCGACCCTTCAGCCTGCCATCTATGCCAAGCAGCCGGTGCCGATAGTGGATCGTCGCTACCGTGACGAAGACCCAGTCGGCAAGATTGCGTCTGACGTGCTGGAAAGGGCGCTTGGCTTCAGCCTAGACCAGTATGATTTTGACGGACGCGTGAAGCTCTGCGTTCTGGACTATCTGCTGCCGGGTCGAGGCCAAGTGTGGGTGCGCTACATCCCGCATATGCGCGAGGTCAACGCAGAACAGGATTACGAACTAGGCGAAGGCGTTCAGGACGATGACGACACCGAGGTTGGTGAGGTCGAGACGCCGGAAGCCACCGAGGAAGTGGTTTACGAGGAAGTCCAGTGCGACCACGTCTCATGGAAAGACTGGCTGACTAACCCGGCTCGTGAATGGGCTGAGGTTCGTTGGGTTGCCCGCCGCGTCTATATGACGAGGGCGGAACTCACGGAACGCTTTGGCAAGGACATGGCCAAGAACGTTCCTATTACGACGACCTCGACCGGCACGGACACGGCCTCGGATGCCCAGAAGCAGTCCAGTCAGACGGGCGAGGTCTATGAGATTTGGGACAAGCCCACCAAGATGGCCTATTGGGTCTGCAAGGGCTACACGGGCGGGGTGCTGGACAAGCGCGAAGACCCGCTGGGGCTGACTAACTTCTTCCCATGCCCGCCTCCGCTCAATGCCACGACGGCCAATGACAGCACGATCCCAGTTGCCGATTACGTCCAGTATCAGGACCAGGCCGACGAACTGGACGAACTGACGGCCCGCATTGGCAAGCTGCAAGATGCGCTGCGGATGGTCGGTGTCTATGCCGGTGAAGCTAACCGCGAACTGCAACTGGTGTTCTCGCCGGGCAACGAGAACAAGCTAATCCCAATCGACACGTTCGACCTGTGGAAAGAGAAGGGCGGCGTTCGCGGCCTTATCGAGTGGGTGCCGGTCGATATGGTCATTCAGGTGCTGAAGGGCTGCTACGAAGCCCGCTCGCAAGTCCTGAACGACATTTACCAGATCACCGGCCTGTCGGACATTATCCGGGGCGAGAGCAATCCTAACGAGACGGCAACGGCTCAACGGATGAAGGGCCAGTGGGGTTCGCTGCGTGTCCGTGACCGCCAACGCGACCTGCAACGGTTCTGCCGTGATGCTATCCGGCTGAAGGCGGAAATCATTGCGGAGCATTTTAGCATTGACACGCTGAAAGCTATGACAAACGTCAAGCTCCTGACGGCGGCGGAAAAGCAGCAGATTGAACAAATCATGCCGCTGATCCAGCAAGCGCAACAGTCGGGGATGCCTATCCCGCCCGGCTTGGCTCCTGACCCGGCTATGCTGGAACTGATGGCCCAACCGACGTGGGAAGAGGTGCAAGCCCTTCTCCGTGATGACGCGCTGCGTTCGTTCCGCATCGACGTTGAGACTGATTCGACCGTTCAGCCGGATGAGAACGCGGCCAAGATGGCCTTTACCGAGTTCACCAGCGCTATTGTGGGCCTAATGTCAGCGGCGGCGAGCATCGTCCCGTCTGCGCCTTACACGGCTCCGCTGTTTGCTGAGGTGCTGAAGCAGGGCGCCCGCACGTTTAATGTCAGCCGGTCGATGGAAGACGTGATTGACAAGGTGTTTGAGCAGGCAGAGGCCGCACCGCCTGTTCAGCCTCAAGGACCGCCACCGCCTGACGAAAGCGCAATGCAGGTGGAACAACTCAAGTCGCAGACGGCCCAGATGCAGGCCCAAATCGAGCAGCAGCGGACACAGATGGAAGGCCAGCTTGGCATGGCTGAACTTAACCTAAAAGGCCAAGAGCTTCAGGTGAAGGCTGCGGCCCTCTCCCGTGACCCAACCCCTCAAGGAATTGCATAATGGCTAACGAACCCTGGAATGAAGTAGCTTACAACTTTTTTCAACGCGCTATTTCCGGCATTCCCGGTTCTGGCGGCGCAACGCATTGTCACGCTGATCAGCAAGTTGTCACAGCTACAGCCGCTGCGTTGACGACCACGGCGCTTTCAAATGGCCTAACGATTAAGGCGAAAAGCACGAACGCTGGCCCCGTGTTTGTTGGAGCCGCTGGCGTAACGGCAACGAACGACGGCTCCGGAAACGGTTTTGCGTTGCAAGCTGGGGAGGCAATTAGCATCCCGGTCACCACTAGCGCAAACGTCTATATCATCGGAACGCTGAACGACATCGTCTATGTGATCGGAAGCTGACATGAGCATTCCTCAGTTTCACCCGGCCTCGCCGGTTCCGGTTCCGCCCTATATCGCCGGGCGCTGGTATCCGACCGGCATCGGAGCCACCAACGCAGGGCTTGCTGTCGCAACTGCCGTCGTGCGCCTATACGCCTTCACCATCCGCGCGCCGATCACGGTTTCGACCCTGCTGACCCGCGTGTCCGTCGTCGGGCTTGGCTCGTTCCAATTGGCTATTTATGCCAACAACACCGCTACGGGGCGTCCTACGGGCGCAGTTCTGGCGCGGACGGGTGATATGTCCAGCACGGTCGCAACGGCGGTAACGGGAGACATTACCGGCGCAGACGTGACGCTTTATCCGGGCATTTATTGGGCGGCGACGAACGTGGACGCGACATCGGCTACGACCACTTTTCAAACCCTCAACTCCAACAACTCGGAGTCTACAACCCTGTTCGGGGCGGCGACGCCGACCACGGCGACCGGATCGACCACAACCTCGCTGGTCACTCTTACGACGCCGATGGCCTATAACACTTGGGACACCATGACCGGCGCGACCTTTACGGAAGTGGCGGGCGGTAATACGGGTGCGGCGTTCATCTGGCTGTTGGCGGCGTAGTGGCTAGGGCGACATATCGGGTCTGTCGTTCATGTGGCGATATACATGAGGTTTCGGCATGGCCGCGACAGTGCCTAGAACAGTTCCGCAAGGCCCGGTCCAGTCTGCCCATGCCTGCCATCCGGTCGGACGGCATGGACCCGATAGTAAACCACGCCAACGGGCTGATGTATGATTCTCGGTCTGCTTACGAGCGAGCCGTGAAAGATGCGGGATGCGTAATCGTTGGCGATGACAAGCTAACGCCAAGCCCACGGCCTGTGCTGTCTGACCGTGAGCTTAAGCAGGACATCAAGACGGCGATTGATCAGGTGGAGGCCAGACTATGAGCGACATGGAAGACGACATTCGGGCTGCAATGGCTGAGGTTAGCGGTATCGCGCCAGAACCGGCGCCCGTTGAGGAAGTGGCTGCGCCGGAAGCGGTTATTACCGAGGCAGAAACGCCCCACGATGACGGCGAAAAGCCAGCAGACGGGCGTGTAAGAGGCCCTGACGGCAAGTTTATTGCCAAGGCGCCAGAAATGGTGCAAGATACCCCCGACCAGCCCTCGGAGGCAGTCGCGGACCCTGCTGCAAAGCTCGCCATCCGCGCCCCGGCTTCGTGGTCACCTGCGGCTAAGGCTACGTTCGATAAACTGCCACCGGAAGTGCAACAGGCTGTTGCAAAGCGGGAACAGGAGATCGATCACGGACTGCGGCGCAAGTCTGAGGAAGTGAAGCGGTATGAACCGCTGGAACAAGTGCTTGCCCCTCGCCGCGCTCAATGGGCCGCGCAAGGGATGGATGAAGTTCACGCGGTCAAAACGCTACTTGCAGCACAAGACCTGCTTGAAAAGAACCCGATGCAAGGCCTTGAGTTTCTGGCCCGTTCGTATGGCGTGAATTTGAACACGGCCCAGCCGCAGGGACAGCCATACCAGGCCCAGCCCGCGCGAGACAGCCACCCCGAGATTGCAGCCCTTAAGCAGCAACTCCAAGTCCTGCAAAGCCAAGTCCAGACGGCGCAGACCGCGCCTATCGTCAGCCAAATCGACGCCTTCCAGAACGATCCGGCCAACCTGTATTTTGAGAACGTCCGCGACGACATGGCGGTCCTCTTGCACAACGGGAAGGCATCGGACCTGAAGGAAGCGTATGAAATGGCTTGCTGGATGAGGCCGGATATTCGCCCGTTCCTGCAAACAGCGCAGGCCCCGGCGGCTCCCGTGCAAGGCAAGGCGGCGCAGGCGCGACGGGCGGCTGTCAGTGTCACCGGGTCTCCGGGTCAAACCCGTATTCCCAAGTCCAATGGATCAATCGAGGACGACATCCGCGCAGCTTTTGAAGAAGTTGCCGGTGCGGCCTAGGAGAACTTAAATGACCTCCCCGAATCTTTCGGAAATCGCAACCACGACTCTGCGTAATCGCACGGGTAAGCTGGCTGACAACGTTACCAACAACAACGCGATTCTGTCGCGTATGAACCGTCGTGGCACCATCAAGCCGGTGTCCGGTGGCCGCACCATCCTGCAAGAACTGGAATACGCTGAGAACGTCACTTATCAGCGTTATTCGGGCTACGAAGTCCTGAACATCTCGCCTAGCGACGTGTTCACTTCGGCTGAGTTTGATTGGAAGCAAATTGCTGTCAACGTGACCATGAGCGGTCTTGAGCAACTGCAAAACTCCGGCGTTGACGCCATCATTGACCTGCTGGCCTCGCGTATCAAAAACGCGGAAAAAACCATGCAGAACGGTGTGGCTGAAGACCTCTACTCGAACGGCACGGCTTCGGGCGGTAAGCAAATCGGTGGCCTTCAGCTCCTCGTGGCTGACGACCCCACCACCGGCACTGTCGGTGGCATCAACCGCGTGAACTGGAACTTCTGGCGTAACCAAAAGTTCCAAGCGACTTCGGACGGTGGTTCGGCTGCCTCGGCTGCCAACATCACCCGCTTCATGAACACGCTGTATCGTCGTTGCTCGCGTGGCACCGACAAGCCGGACCTCATCCTGTGCGATGACAACTATTTCGCATTCTATGAGTCCTCGCTGCAAAGCATCCAGCGCGTCACCAGCCCGGACGAAGCCGACGCCGGTTACGTCTCGCTGAAGTTCAAAGGCACCGACGTGGTGTTCGACGGTGGTTTCGGCGGGGCTTGCCCGACCAACCATATGTATATGCTGAACACCGGCTACCTGCACTGGCGCCCTCACAAGGACCGCAACATGGTCCCGCTGGAAGAAGTCCGTTCGATCAACCAGGACGCTATGGTCAAGCCTATCGTTTGGGCTGGCAACCTGACCCTCTCGAACGCCTTCCTCCAAGGCGTCCTGTTCCAAACCTGATCCCCCTAGAAAGGAGCCACTAACATGGCATCGACTGCTGCTACGGTCTTCTCGACCATTCCGACTGTGGGGATTGATCTGGACGACAAGTCCTCGACCCCGGCCTTCGCCGTCAACACGACTGTTCGTGCTAACGACGCTCGCCTTCACCTCTACGCCCGTGCTTCGGAGGCTCTGTCTTCGACTGCAACCATCCTGATCGGCACCAACGGCTCTGCGTCGTCGGATTCCGGTTCGGCTGGCTTTACGGTCAACACCACGGGCGGTGTCGCCGCTGGCCAATACTTTTGGGCCAAGCGCACCGCTATCTAAGCCTCTCGCCTGCCCTAGCCTCCACTGGGGTTAGGTGTTAGCTTAATGGCCTCGGGGTTCGTCCTCGGGGCCATTTTGCTATGGAGGTAGCATGATTAACGTTGTCAGCGTCCGCGTCGGAACTAAGTACGGAATTGAGTACGTCACCAAGCTGCATGACGGCATCGCTCGGCATTTGGACGAAGAGCAGCGCCATTGGTGCCTGACGGACAGGCCGGACGAACTGCCAGAAGGCATTACGGCTATCGCGCACAATCCCGATTTGCCGGGTTGGTGGCAAAAGTGCTTCCTGTTCTGCGAAGAAGCGATGCCGTGGGAGCTTGGCGACGAGGTTCTGTATATGGACCTTGACGTATGCGTGACCGGCAGGCTTGAGGAACTGCCGCACGGCATCATTCAGGACTGGCATTGGCCGACCTATAACAGCAGCGTGATGCGCTGGCAGTATGGCGACCATTCCGACATCTGGACGTGGTTTGAGCCGGAGTTTATCGACCTGCCGTCTGATACCCTGCAAGGTTTGCTGCCTGAAGGCCAAGTGAACGGCGGGGATCAAGAATGGATCACGCAAATCAGCACATGGGACACGTTTCCCGCTGATATGTTCGTGTCATACCGGAATGCGGTATCATGGCCCCCTGAGACGGCTAAGGCGGTTATCTTTCATGGCCAGCCTAAGCCGCATGAAGTGACTGAAGGGTGGGTGCCAGGTGTCTGGCGCGTCGGTGGTTACACGGCCATGCCAGAGCTAAGGGGCATGAACGTAACGCATGATTTTGCTTATGCCAACGTGCGGACAAACGTGCAGCGGGATTTGGCGTGGTTCTCCGGCTTTGGGGATCAGGATAAGGCTTGCGTCATTGTCGGTGGCGGCCCCTCGCTTGCGGACGGTGTGCAGGCCATCAAGGACCATCGCAGACGCGGTGCCAAGATTATCAGCGTCAACAATGCAATGCGGTATCTGATCCAGCACGGCCTGACGCCAGACGGTCACGTCATGCTGGATGCGCGGGAAGAAAATCTACACATGGTCGAGGATGCGCCAATGTCCGTGCGCTATTTTTTGGCCTCGCAGGTTCATCCGTGCGTGTTTAATGCGCTTTCGGGGCATGATGTTGTGCTGTGGCACAATGCGATGGGTTCTGGTGAGGAACTTATGGACATTATCAAGCCGTGGTTTGACGAAGGCCCAGACCAGAAGCCGTGCGTTCTAGTGCCTGGTGGGGGAACGGTCGGGCTTCGCGCTATCAATCTGGCGTGGCTGTCGGGTTACAAGAAAATACACCTTTATGGTTTCGACAGTTCGTATGCCGAGGGTTCACACCATGCCTATTCGCAAAGCCTGAATGACGGTGAAGCGACAATGGATGTTGTGCTGGGTGACAAAACATACACTTGCGCCCGCTGGATGATTAGGCAGGCGATGGAGTTTCAGCAGCAGTTTTTGTATCTGCGCGACCGTGGCGTTAAGGTCATTGCCCACGGGAAGGGCCTGATCCCAGACATGGGAAGGTTGCTGGCGTGAACCAATACCATGAGCGAAACGACAACGAGCGGCGCAAAGCGTGGGCTACGCTCAAATGGTATCCTGAGCGGCTGACGGACGCTGACCGTGCGTTGTTGCTGCTAGATGAGCCGGACTTCTACCATCCGGTAGACGCTCAACGGCACCTATATGACGAAAAAGGTTTTGCAAAGTGAAACAGATTAACGGCCTTTGGTGGCCCGACTTTGACGTTCAATGCCGCGCGGTGGTGATTGACGAGTGCGCCGCTGCAATGCCCCTTGTCCTGCCGTTGGTGGCTGAGAAGCGGGTGTGTGTGCAAGCTGGTGGCAATGTTGGGGTGTATCCGCTGGCGCTGTCGAAGGTGTTTGGTCAGGTCATCACGTTTGAGCCAGATGAGGACAATTTTGAGTGCCTGCACAAGAACGTCACATATGACGAAGCGCTTGTGTATTTTGGGGCGCTAGGGGCGGAACCTGGCTGGTGTGCGGTTCAGCGCATCGACACGGACAATTGCGGTTCGCACAAGACGCTGCCGGGGTCGGCTATCCCAGTTCAAACGATAGATAGCCTGAACCTCGACCAGTGCGATTTGATCTGGCTGGACATCGAAGGTGCCGAGGCTGACGCCATTAAAGGCGCACTAGCGACAATTGAGAAGTTTTCGCCTATCATAGTCCTCGAAGAAAAGGGACTAGGCCCGAAAGCCGATCTGCCCGGTTATTCTAGCGTGATGCGGATTGGAAATGACACTGTGTATCGGAGGACATAGATGGATTATGTAGCGCCAGACGGACGGGACCGGATCATTCCGCGTTTCCATATCAAGCCGGTTCGTAACAACTTTCTGTCAGAGAAAGAGGGCCGCGAGGTCTGGGCTGACGTTGAGTATGTGGAACTCATCGTGCCGGGCGATAACAAAAATATCGTTGACGTTGCCGTGAAGGAAGAACACCGCGACCGTTGGCCCACCAAATACGCTGCGTTCAAGGCTAACATGGAAGCCCCTGAAAGCGGGACACCGCTAGAGGAATGGGCGGGCGTGGGCCGCAGTCAGGTGATTGAGCTTAACAGCGTCCATATCCGCACCGTTGAGGCTCTGGCGGGCCTGTCTGACGCCCAGCTTGCCAAATGCGTCCCGATGGGTGGTCAAGCCCTTCGTGCCAAGGCGCAGCGGTTTATCGAACAGACCGAGGCCGAAAAGCCGCTTGCTGAAATGACGCAGCGCATTCGTGAGCTTGAGGAAAAACTGGCACTGGCTCTGGAAGCCAAAATTGAGAAGGAAGTGGCATGAGCGGTCTTGAACGCGACGTGATGTATAAGCCTGGCGCTACCTTCTACAAGGAAGGCAAGTTCCTGATGTTTCGCTTTCAGGCCGATTCGTCGTCGGTCATTGGCCCGCGTGTAGCTACAGACGCTGACAAGGCGGCGCATGGCGCGGAATATGATATGTATCTCAAGACGGCGTTCAATAACGCGCCGATTGAAGCGTTTGATCACGACGGGGTGGATGGTCCCGGCGGTGTAGCCCAACCTGTCAGCGACGACCAAACGGACGTTGTGGCGGAACATGAAACCATCCCCGCCTTTAAGAAGCGCGGGCGTCCTGCAAAGGCTTAACCAATGGCGATGAACCTTCTTCAAATTGTCCAAAGGGCCTGCCGCCTTTTGTCCATTCCCGTGCCTACGGAAGTCGTCAACTCGACTGACGCGCAGGTCCAGCAGCTTTACGCACTAGCCAATGAAGAAGGCGACGAACTGTCAGGCACCTATGATTGGCAGGTGATGCGAAAGCAGCATCTGTTTAATACGGTGGCAAGCGCGGTGCAGGCGAGCGCAGTTCCGTCGGACTTGGACCATTTTATCGCTAACTCGTTCTTCAACAGGACGACAATGCGTTACATTTATGGGCCTATCACCCCGCAAGAGTGGCAGGCTATCCAAGCGCAGCCGCAACTCAATCGCGTGTTTCTGGCGTTCATTGAGCGGGATAATCAGTTTCTAGTTACCCCGACGCCAGCCGCAGGGCAGGCCATTGCGTATGAATACATTACGACAAATTGGGCCAAATCGGCTGCCGGTTCGGCGCAATCGTCATTCCTCGCTGACACAGACCTGACGTATCTGGATGACAAGCTGTTCCCGCTTGGCCTCCGCTGGCGGTTCCTGAAGTCCAAGGGACTGGATTACGCGGAGGATTTCCGCACTTATCAGGGCGAACGTAATCAGCGCATGGCCCGTGACGGCGGTAACACGATTATCGACAGCACGGGCGGCAACTATTACGGTTGGTCAACGAACATCCAAGAGGGCGGGTTCCCTGGATGATCCTGTTCGTCACCATTTCCGACACCAAAAACCAAGAGACGCAGCGCAAGAAGATTAACTCGCTGCTGTCAGTGTATGCGCCCGGCTATGGTTCAGCCCTGCCAGCCGCTGCGGATAGCCCAGACGGTCGGTTGTTCTATATTGGCGCACAAGGCTATCAGAACCGTTCCGGGGCATGGGTGGCGATATGAGACAAGCGGCGCAGCGATACGGTCGCCAGCCTTTACGGTCGGTAACTCAACAGCGAGTGTCTATCGGACGTGCTGTTCCGGCTCCGGTTGGTGGATGGGACGCTCAATCGCCATTGGCTGATATGCCGCCTGAGAACGCGGTCATTCTGGACAACTTTATTCCTCGCGCTGGCTATGTGGAACTGCGTAAGGGTTATGTGCCGTGGCAGGAGGGTATGCCGCTTCCGACTGAATCGCTTTTGGTCTGGCGTGGTGGTGTCGCTACGACGGCGGACGACATTTTTGCAGCGGCTGGCGGTTCAATTTACGACGTAAGCAATCAAAACGGCTCGCCCGTTGAGGTGTTTTCCGGTGCTGGCAATGCTCGCTGGCAATGGATTAACTTTGCCAACGACGCTGGCACGTTCTTGATTGCGGCAAACGGCTCCACTGATCCGGTCTATTACGACGGTTCTACGTTTGCCTCTACGGTCATAACTGGCTCGGCTGGGGTCATTACGCTGGACCCGCGCACGTTGGTCGATGTGATGGACCACAAGGGGCGCTTGTTCTTTGTGCAAGAGGACAGCCTTCGGTGCTGGTTCCTTGAGCCGTTTGCCATCCAAGGCGCGGCTAACCTGCTGGACCTCGGCCCGATTTTTGACAAAGGCGGGTCAATCCTTTGCCAAGCGACTTGGACGCTAGACGGTGGTTCCGGTGCCGATGATCTGGCGGTGTGGGTCACTACGCAGGGTCAGGTGGCTGTGTATCAGGGCCTTGACCCTTCGGATGCAAACAACTGGGCATTGGTTGGCGTCTATGACATTGGCCTGCCGTTGTCGCGCCGGTCGCTGATTAAGTATGGTTCTGACCTGGTAGTGCTTACGACCAACGGTGTCGTTCCGCTTTCTCAGGCGCTGAAACTGGACCGCGCACAAGAGAACCTTGTAGCGCTGACGCAGAAAATCCAGAACGCATTTCAGCAATCGACGACCAAATATCGCAACAACTTTGGTTGGGAAGGTGCGCTGTATCCCAAGGGGACGCTGGCAATCTTTAACGTCCCGACAGCCAACCTGACGCGGTCGGAGCAGTATGTGCAGAACGTCCAAACGGGTGCGTGGTGCCGGTTTACGGGCATTGATGCGTTCTGTTGGGCTGTGGCCAATGACCAAATGTATTTTGGTGCGGCTGATTCTGTCTGTCTGTGGGATACTGGCTTTGCGGACAACACGACCGGCATTGTTGGCGACATTAAAACGGCCTTTAACTATTTTGGCACTCGCGGAAGCCTGAAGAAGTTTGAGATGATCCAACCGGTATTGCGGATCAGCGCAGACCTAGCTCCGGCAATTGAAATTGTTACGGACTTCAAAGAAAAGGTGCCAACCGCTGTCCCGACCACGATTAGAACAACGGGCGGGCGTTGGGATACGGGCCTTTGGGATGTAGCGGTTTGGTCGGAGGCTGTGCAAACGCGCGATAGCTGGACCAGCGTGACCGGCATTGGCTACTGCGGTGCTGTGCGGATGCGTGTAGCGCCAAACGCTACGCTCTACATTGACCTGGGCGTGGATGACGATACGTCTCTGGCCTATGAGGCAGACGGCATTATTGCGATGCAAGCGGCGCGAAACACTAACGCGCCGTGCGAGATTATCGCGTTCAATCTAAAATACGAAAACCAGACGGGCGGGCAGCTTTGAGGCTAGTTTCCGGCCCGTTCTCTCCACTGGTCGCTCAATGGGTAGCAGACCAGATTGGGCATGGAATGGACTGGGGGCCATGCGAGGCCATCGGAGTGGTCGATAAGCACGACAATCTCATTGGCGGTGTCGTTTTTAATCAATATCAGCCCCAATATCGCAACATTGAGGTTAGCTTTGCCGCTAATCGGTCCAACTGGTTGACGCCTTCGCTGGTCACAGGTATCTTGCGTTATCCGTTCCAGCAATTAGGGGCGGCGAGAATCACCAGCCTGACGCCAAAGCGTTTGCGTCCCGCTCGCCAGTTTCTCTCAAAGTTTGGTTTCAAACATGAGGGGACTATCCGGCGTGGTTATGGTGATGATGATTGCATCATATCCGGTCTCCTCGAAAGCGAGTGGCGTGTTCACCGTTTCAACAAGGACCGTGTAAGTGAGCAAGCCCCGGCCCCCAGCGGCTCCTGATCCCGTCCAGCTTGCCAACGCTCAAAGCGCGGCAAACACCGCGACTGCCCGTGAGCAGCAGCGGCTAAACATGGTGAATACGTCCGGTCCCCAAGGGACCGTGCGTTATATCGCTGACCCGTCTGCACCTGGTGGCTATCGTCAAGAGACGGCGCTTAGCCCGCTTGAACAACAAAACTACGAACGCTCGACTGGCGTTTACGGTAGCGCCCTAGACACCGCAGGCCAGCAGATTGGCCGCGTGAACACGGCGCTTGGGCAAGGCCTGAACACCGAGGGCCTGCCAGAACTGCAAGGCTACAACGCGCCTGACTTTGACCGCCAACGGTTTGAGGATTCGGTTTATGCTAGCCAGACCCGTAGGCTCGACCCGCAGTTTGAGCGGCTTGAGAGGTCGCAAGACGCACGTCTTGCCGCGCAGGGCCTTGGAGCGAATAGCGAGGCAACGCGAAACCTACGAACTGATTTTGCTAGAGATAGAGCTGACGCATACGGAGAGGCAGCAAACCAAGCCATCCAAGCCGGTGGTGCGGAACAATCTCGCGCTATTCAGCAGGCCATTGCGGGCGGGACATTCGGTAATCAGGCGCGGACGCAGGGCCTCCAAGAGCGGGCTTACGTCCAGAACCAGCCGCTTCAGCAGCTTCAAGCCCTGCTAGGCACGGGCCAGGTCGGTATGCCCCAAGGCATCCAATACAGCCCGACCGGCGTGGGCCAAACGGACGTTCTGGCGGCTAACCAGATGAGTCAGAACCAACTTAACCAAAACTATCAGGCCCGCGTGGGTCAACAGAACGCACTGATGAGCGGTCTATTCTCGCTCGGTTCGGCTGGCATCGGTGCGTCTGACCGTCGCCTCAAACGTGACATCAAGCGCGTTGGCACGATGGCTAACGGCCTGCCGGTTTACGAATACCGCTACGTTTGGGGCCGCAAGCGTCACGTTGGTGTCATGGCGCAGGACGTTCTCAAGGCTGGCATCGATGCGGTGGTCCGTCACTGGACGGGCTTCCTCATGGTCGATTACGGGAAGCTCTAAATGGCCCGCGCTCCCATGCCTGCCCCGCAGATGATCGAAACGCCAGCGATGCGCCGTAGCGCAATGCTGGCTAAACTGCTTGAGGAACAGCGCCAGCCCGTTGAGATTAAGGGCGGCTACGGCGAACTGGCGGCTAGGCTTCTCGGTCAAGGCATTGCGCAGTTCAGTGCTAACCGTGCAGAACGGGCTGTGCGAGACGAACGCGAGGCGACGCGCGAGGCGTTTCTGGCTGGACTGCCTGTCGCGCCAGAAGCGGCTGCAAGCGGTCCCGCTTTGGCAGCCGCGCTTGTAGCGCCCGTGGTCAACAACACGCAAGACGCGCAGCAAGCCGGCATTGCGCCGGTCGCGCCAATCATGGGTTCGGCGCTTCCTGATGCCGCTCCGGCTGGTATGCCTGCCGCACCTATGCCGATGGCCGATGTTCCGCCTATGCCGCAAATGGTTCCGGCACCGACAATGGCACCGGCTCCGCCCCCGATGGCACCGCAGGCCCCTGCCCAACCGCAAATGCCGCCACAACTTGCCGCATACGTTCGGCAACTGGCACAAACGGATTTGGCGGGCGCTCAGGCCGTTTACGGCAACTGGCAACAGCAACAAGCCATGATGTCGCAATTGCCAGAAGCAATCCGCAACGACCCTGTTGCTGCATGGGCCGCTGTTAACGACCCCGCGTCTCTCGCGGAAAGTTTCGGAATGCGCTATCGCCCGATCACAACGGCGGAAGGAAGCATAACCGCCTATGGTCCTGGCTCTGGTGATACGCGTATCGCCGCGCCCGTAATCGAGCGGTTTGATGATCGTTTCGGCGTAATCGACCCGCTTAACACGCGAGCGGGTGTGCAATATACCGCGCCTCGCGGCATGACCGCCGCTGAAAGCACCGACCTTTATAGAGTTCAAAATCCGACCGTTCCGGCTAACAGCCGCGTAGTGAATCTACCCACGGGCCAAACGTTGGCTGAAGGTTATATTCCGCCGGAGATTGCCAATGTCGCACCGGGTGGAGAAGCGTTGGTGTTCAATCAGGGTCAGCTTGAGAGCCGCGTTGGCAGCACTCAGGCCCGACCGCTTTCAGATGCGGACCAAAGCGCCATTGCGCGAGCCGATCTCGCTATAACGCAATCAGACCAAGCGTTGAACCGCGCTACACGATTGGTTGACCAAATTGCAAGGGGCGAACTTCGGCTGGGAATTATTGAGCGCGGTGGTGCTGCGCTTGAGTCGGCAGCGGGCCGGGCCAGCCCCAACGCTCTGGCTATCAAAGATTTGGAGCAATGGGCTAAACAGGCTCGCGATGCCATTCTTGCGGCCAATACCGGCGTTCAAACTGACCAAGACGCCGTCAGGGCATTGGATAACGTGCTTGCAAGCATGAACGACGAGGGGCTGGTTCGGCAGTATCTAAATCAATTCATCACGGCGACTTCCGCGACTAAAGCCGCGTTGCAACGCGATATTACGCGCCGGGGGGGCGACCAAGGCCAGCCGGTCAATGGGGGTTCCTCAAGCGAAAACCTGCCCCCCGTCGGGCCGGAAGGCGCGCGTGTGCGTAGCCGCAGCAACGGAACGATCATGGTCAGCCGTGGTGGCCAGTGGGTGCCCGAATGAGGCAGCAGCAAAGCGAATGGGAGGTTTTGCCTCCGGTATCCGCGCCTCGCGCCCCATCTCAAGGCGAATGGGAGGCGCTTCCGCCTTCTCGCACACGCCCACCACGGCCCGCACAACAGCGCCCGCAATCTGCGCCACAGGCCGCACCGGCTCCCAAGCTAAATGAACTTGGTATCACAGACGCGGAAGAACGCGACGCGCTGATTGACCAAGGATACACGCCGGAAGAAGCCGACCGCGTGATGCAGGAAAACTATGTTGCTCGCGCTGGGCCGGTCGTTGGGTATGGGGTTGCCCGTGAAGAAGAACTTGGCCCGCAAGACACGCCAGAAAGCCTTCGCGCACAGGGTTATGAACTAGACCCCGCAACAAACCGATGGGCGCGGGTTGTGGGCCGTCAACAGGCACCTGGTGTGGCTCCGGCGTTGCTTCCAAAGGTTCAAGAACTTGCGGCCCGTAATGCCGCTGAAGCTCAAATGGCCGGAAGCAAGGGCGGTCTTGCGGATCGCATTCGTGCGCTTTCGTCGGGCATGAGCTACGGCCTTTCCGACGAACTTGAACGCGCGTTGGTGGAAGCGCAGACGCGAGGCGAAAACCTCAACCGACGCATTCTTGGCGAAGAAATTCCTTATACGGCAGAGCAATACGGCGAGGCATACAGCGATGTCGCGCGAGGCAACACGCAGGATTTTGCCCGCACCCGCCCGCTTCAAAACTTTGCATTGCAGTTGGCCGGTGGCGCGGTTGCGCCAGGTATGGTTCCTGCTGGAAATTATGTAGCGCAAGGGACAACGGGCGGCATTCGCGCAGGCCGTGCCGCTGGCGTTGGCGCTGGCATTGGTGGAGCGACCGGCTTTGGAACGGCTGAAGGCGACTTTGCGGATCGCTTAGAGGGCACCGCAATTGGCGCTGGCGTTGGCGCACTTACCGGCGCAGCGGGTCAACGAGTTGTTGACCGTTTTGCGCGTGGCGCTGTTGGCGCAGACACGACGGCTGCCCGTCAGCTTTCGCGCGAAGGAGTTCAGCTTACGCCGGGCCAAATGCTGCAAGAGACGCCCTTGATTGGTGGGTTTCTTCGCGGCACGGAGGACCGACTGGCGGGAATGCCGCTCATTGGTGATGCCATTCAAGGTGCCAGAACGCGAGGGCTTGAGACGGCCAATATCGCAGGAGCGCAACGCGGGCTTACGCCCATCGGGGAAACTATCCCGCCAAAAATTGCTCCCGGTTATGAGGCTGTCGAATACGTTCAAGACCGGCTCGGGCAGGCATACGCGGACGTTCTCTCGCGTGTATCTCCAACCATTGACGCGCCGCTTGACACCGGCATTGCTGAAATTCTTGCAGATGCGCCCGCGTCAATGGGTGAAGCCCGCGCTCGCCAGTTGGCGGAAATCTTGTCGTCCCGCGTGATGCGTAACGTCGATCCCGAAACGCGTCGTATTTCTGGCGAAGAATTTAAGCGTATTGAGACGGTTCTTGGCCAGCAACAGCGCGAACTTTCTCGTTCTGTCGATAGCGACCAACGTGCACTTGGATTGGCGCTTGGCGACATTCGCAGCGAATTCCGCGATGCGCTCGCGCGTCAATATCCCGCCGAAGCTCCACGCCTTCAGCAAATCAATACTGGATATGCAAACCTTGTCCGCATTGAGGATGCAACGGGAACCGCTGGCGCTATGCAACGCGGCGGCGTTTTTACGGCTACGCAACTTGCCAACGCCGTTCGTCGCAACACCGGAAGCCGTTCACAGCGCGGTGCCGGAACCGGCTTGATGCGCGACCTGGCTACCAATATGGGCGAGGTTTTGCCGTCCACCGTCCCTGATAGTGGCACAGCCGGTCGCGCTGGACTCGCAGCCCTTTTGGCGGGCGGTTATTATCTCAAGCCCGAAATCGCAATTCCAGTTATCGCGGGCGTCGCTCCCTACACCAAAATCGGCCAAGCTCTAATCAATTTGATTTATCGATCTACTGACCCTGAACAGGCCAGACCAGCCTTGGCCGAAATGGCGCGGCTGGCGCAACAGAATCCGGAACTTCAGCAATACTACGCTCAAGCCGCTGAACACGTTGCTCGGCTCGCTCTGCCCGACGCTCAGAATCCACCACAACCCACGCTGCAAGTGCAGCAATGACTCCCAACATCCACCCGCCTGTAAACGGCACGGCAAGAATGACGGCTAGAACGATGTATCGGGACATAACCGCAGCATACACCAAAGGAGGCCCGATTGGCTAGAAACGGGTCGGGGAGCTATTCGCCCCCATCAAACACATGGAACCCTGCGGTTCCTGAAACCGCTATCCTGTCGGACGATTGGAACGCCACGCTTGCGGACCTTGCGACGGCGCTGACGCAATCGCTGGCATCTGATGGTCAAACGCCAGCGGCTGCGGTTATTCCGTTTGCCCAAGGCATCCGCGTATCCGATGGCCTGATTACGGCTCCGTCAATCGCGGTGATTGGAGATGTGGATACGGGCTTTTATTTTCCGGCTGCTAACTCGGTAAGCCTGGTGTGCGGCGGTGTGTCTGTTCTGGCCGCGACAACGGCAGGCGTGACCTTCCCGCTTGGTGTAACGTTTGCCGGAAACCAGACCGTCACCGGAAACCTGACGGTCAACGGTAACACGACCATTGGCAATGCTGGCGCAGATACGTTGTCGGTTGTAGCTACTGGCACGTTCACCGGAAACCAGACCTTTAACGGCACGGCTACCTTCACTTCGACTGTGACCGTTCCCGACGCATCGTTCACGAATGCCAAACTGGCGACGGTTGCCACGGCTACGATCAAGGGCCGAGTGACTGCTGGCACGGGTGCGGTAGAAGACCTGACCGGGACGCAGGCAACGACGTTGTTGAGCGCGGTTGTGGGTGACAGCGGCTCGGGTGGCACCAAGGGCCTAGTTCCTGCCCCTGCTGCCGGTGATACGGCTGCGGCTCGCTTCCTTAGCGCGGCTGGCACGTTTGCGGCGGCTGTCCCGGTCGGTTCCATCACGATGTATGCGGCCAATACGGCCCCAGCTGGCTGGCTGGAATGTAACGCGGCGGTGGTGTCGCGCACGACTTATGCCGGTTTGTTTGCGGCCATTGGCACGACGTTCAATACAGGCGGCGAGGCTGGCACTGATTTCCGACTGCCCGATATGCGCGGCGAGTTTGCCCGTGGCTGGGATAACGGGCGGGGCATTGACCCAGCTCGCGCGTTCGGTTCGGCGCAGGCTGATGAGCTTGAGGCTCACGTTCACTCGGTTACGCCTCCTGCCGCAAACGATGATACGGCGTCGGGTTTGACCTCGACCGGAACGGGCGGTTCAGAAACCATTACGCCATACAACACGGCATCGACTGGTGGCACCGAGACGCGCCCGCGTAACATCGCCCTCATGTTTATTATCAAGTTCTAGGGAACTAAAATGGTCGACACGCCCCGCAAGACTTTTCCTGAACTTCAAGCCCTATCTGCCCCGCTGGTCGATAGCGACGTGGTGGCTGTTTACCGCTCGCCTGGTCCTGCCAAGCGCACAACGGCTTCCGTGCTTAAGACGTATGCCCAGACCGGCCTTGGCACGATGGCGACGCAGAACGCAAACGCTGTGGCTATTACGGGCGGGTCGATCACCGGCATCACCGATTTGGCCGTGGCTGACGGTGGCACGGGAGCGTCAACGGCCCCGACTGCGCGGACCAACCTAGGCGTTCCTATTTATGGGACCATTGCACTTGCCGAAGCGGCGACCATTGCCGCCGAAGTCAAGTCTATTCAAACGCATGGCCGGACCTCGGCGGGCGTTGGCGGCGGAAACTATGTCCGAACCTCGCTGGTCACGATTACGGCAGCAAGCGCGCCCGCTGTTGCCTATTTCCGTTCGACCGATCGCTTTATGCCGGACGGTTCAACCGACGCCACCAATGGCGGCTATTGGCTGTTGACGGGTCCGGTTCTCAACGCAGAAGCCCTTAACATCGGTTCGGGCGGTGATGATGCGGCCCGGCTGGTCACGGCTATGACCTACGCTGCCGGAAAGAAGGTAGTCGTCAACACCGGAACGACCGTCACGCTCTCGACCAACGCCACGGTCACGGCCACGGCGGTTGATCTGGACTTCGCTCCCGGCTCGCTCCTGAACCCCACGGGGGGGCGATTGCTGTTCCAAGCGGCGCTTTCCAGCCTCCCAGCGCTGGGCGCAAACATTGCCGAGAATGATAACGTCATTACTTTTGCGACGGCTCACGGCCTTGCGGTGGGCGACGTGTTCGGCGTTTACAATCCGACCGATTATAGCTGGTCAAACTATCGGACCAACGACCGCGCCGGGGCCATGTATCGGGTGGCGGCGGTTCCTTCCAGCACGACGGTTCGCATCTATGGTCTGGCTGACTACGCTGCGACATCGGCGGCTTTCACCTGTCATAAGATCACCGGCACGAAATGCCACGTCAACGGCCTGAAAACCGGAGTGTCTGGCGTCAACATCCCCCTGTGGGTCGATGGTTATGCCAACGTAGAAATTGACGACTACGACTTCCCGATAAGCACTCCAGCCGAAACCAATATAGAGGTTTTCCGCTGCTTTGGCGTCTTGCTCGGCAAGGGTCGGTCCGACACAAACACGGGGGACAGCTACCCCATTGCCGTCAGCAACTGTTACAACGTCATTTCATTTGCCCCGATCAATCTGCAATCCACCCGACACTCGCTCGGGCTTGGCGGGCGCGACGGGACGCTGTGTATCCCGACAACAAACGTCCAGGTATTCGGCGGCGTTATGGTCAATGACCAGATCAACGACCAAGGGTCTGCGGATACACATAGCAACTGCCGTCGCGTCACGTTTAACGGCGTGTCGATGCTTTCCGCCAATATCTCGGGCGAAGACATCACGCTGAATAACTGTGTCATTTACGGGCGCAAAGCGGACGGCAATGCCTCCTTCACCAACCAGCCTCGCGGCGGCTACATCACGTTCAATGACTGCCGGTTCGTCAGTTACACGACCGGGACAAACTTCGGTCTGATACATTTTTCGTTCACGAACGATATGCTGTCGCGCGCTCTGACGGTGAACATCAACAATCCGATTTGGGAGGTCCGGTCGAACGTGGCGCAAGCGCGGTTGATCTGGCTCGCCTTCACTAACGGAACGCCTCCGACGAAGGCCATTGAAATTAATGTTCGCAATCCTCGCTATGAAGCGTCGGCGGCTGCTTATGCGTTGTTTGAAATCTCGTCGTCGGATAACCTGACGTCAATCTTGAGCGCCAACGTCTATGGCGAGCAGCAGGGAACGCCCCCGACATATACTTTCAACGGCGGGACGGTGGCGAACAGCGGGTGCATCCTTAGGTATCCGCAGCGCCCCGACAACTTCACAACTTACAGCGACGTAAGCCCAACCCTTAGCGGGGTGACGGGCGGGCTGAACCATGTGTTTACGGGGACGCTGACCGCTGACCGGACGGTGACGCTTCCGACCGACGTTTACACGCTGATGAAGAACACCCGATATGTGATTTACCGCACGGCTGGTGGGGCGTTCAATCTGACTGTTTCGTCCGTCGCTTACGTTCTCGCACAGAACAAATGGGTCGAAGTTCAGTGGAACGGGTCCGCGTGGTCCGTCATCCGTGCGGGCGGAACGTAAGCTAATGACCCTTGAACCTGGCCACCTCATCACGCTCGGCTTCGCGGTCGTCGCGGTCATCATCTGGCTGGTGCGGCTGGAAGGCCGCGTAAACGGCAAAGCGACAACCGATCAGGTCGCGGCTGTGTCAGCGCAGATCGGCACGACCGCCGCTGTCGTCGCTACGTTGCAAGCCAAGGACGCCTCGCATGACAATACGCGCGACGAGGTCATCCGGTTGCAAGAGCAGATTAAGCACCTGACGGACTTGATCGAGCGCCTGCTGCCGCTGCCAACCCACCGAAAGCCCGCGTCATGACCAACGCAGACGATCCACTGCCCGAGCCTTCGTTCCACTGGCGGCGCTGGGTGACGATTGGCTATGTGTCCGTCACCCTGATCCTTCTCGCCGTCATCGTTTGGAAGCTATCAGACGGCGGTCCGTTGCGGGACATCGCACTGGCCTTGATTGGCTCGCAGGCGTTCTTCGCGCTCCTCTACATGGGCGGCGCGTCGGCTGCTGATCTTGCCCGCATCATCGCAAGCTGGAAGAAGCCATGACCTATGCGCTAGGCCCCCAATCCCGCGCCCGCTTGCAGGGCGTTCATCCCGATTTGGTTAAAGTGGTCGAGAGGGCCATTGAACTGACGGATCAGGACTTTATGGTTCTAGAGGGCGTTCGGACGCCAGCGCGCCAAAAAGAGCTTTACGCTCAAGGCCGCACCGCGCCTGGCCCAAAAGTGACATGGACCCTGAATAGCAACCATTTCATCAACCCTAAGACGGGTTTCGGACACGCCGTCGATCTTGTGCCCTTCCCGGTGGATTGGTCACACACCAAGCTCGACGTGGTTAGCAAGGCCATGTTTGCGGCGGCGTGGGAACTGGGCGTTCCGATTCGGTGGGGAGCCGACTGGGATCGAGACGGAAAGCCGCGCGAGAAGGGCGAGACGGACAGCCCCCACTTTGAGCTTCACCGTTAATGCGCGTTTTCCGCATCATTACCCCGACCGGCTGGCTTATTATTGCGGCGGTTGCGGTGGTGCTGTTTGGCTTGGCCGGGTTAGCTAGACCTAGCTTCCTCGGTTTCAAGTTCGACCCGTTTGGAATCGACGCCAGAAAGTTAGACCAACTGACGGACCAAGTTTCCGTCATGGAACGCGAAGCTATTGGTAACGCAGAGGTCGCAGCGGCTACACAAACATTTCACACGCGCGAGGTTGTAATCCGCGAACTTTCGCGTCAGGCTGAAATAGAAGCGAGGACAGCACCAGATGCTGAGACGCCCCTTACTCCTGACCGCGTGGGCCGCTTACGGGCTGCTGATAACCGGTTGTGCAGCGCATACCCCGCAATCTGCCCCAATCCTGACGCTGCCGCAAGCGGCGCGGACGCCGTGCCAGTTGCCGATGATGCCCGATAACCCAACTATTTCTGACCTTGAGGTTACGCACGACGCTAGGGGCCTTATGCTGGCCGTGTGCGACGGTCGGAGAGATTTAGCGGTCCAAGCCTTCGACGCACAGTCTCGCGCGTTGGCACCCCCTTCCCGCCCGTTCTGGCGCTTTTGGTGACCTGACATGGCCCAGCCTTCCCTTTCCCGTGAAGTTGCGCTTGAGACAGTTGAGCGCGTTGAGGAAAAGTTAAGGGAAGGATTTCGACCTATCGGAATGGGTGGGGCGGGACCAGGTGCGGCATCCGCTGCTGCTGATGCGTGGGGCATCTCACGCGGGACCATGAATGGCAGATTGGCGTCGGCCAAACTGCATTACGGGCTAGAAGCGGACGATACGCTTTATCGGCCTCGCCAGTATCAGCATCGACAGCCGGGCGCCCCGGCTATGGTCTCGCAGGACCATATCAAAGAACCAATTCCAGACGGTGATCCGGTTCTGGTTTGCGTCATCGGTGATGCGCACGACAGCCCGCACCTCCCAAACAAAGAGCGGTTTTATTGGCTAGGCCGGTTTGCGGAGGAACATAACGTCGATTGGGTTGTGTCCGTTGGCGACTGGATGACGATGGATTGCTTTTCATCGTTCAATGACCGGGCGACGTTTGAAGGCTTTTCCAAGCCAACGTTTGAGCAGGAACTAGCCAGCTTTCACGCATCGCAGAAAGAGTTCCAGCGGGGGCTTGGGAAGCTAAAGCCGCGCAAACTGATCACGTTCGGCAACCACGAACATCGCGCATGGCGATACGACAACTTTCATCCAGACGGCATTTCCCACGCGCACATGGTAGAGGAAGCCTTCCTGCAATGGGGCTGGCGAACGTCCATTTATGGCGAGTATCGGTTTATTGACGGGGTGGGTTTTACGCACATTCCGTTCAATGGACGCGGCAAGCCCCTAGCCCAAGGGCAACACGCTAATAAGGCGATGTGCGACACGATCCACGGGGACGACCACAGGGCCACGCAGATCACGGAACACAAGTCCGGGCCATTCCGCACCCCTACCGTCTATTCAGCCGCCACAGCCCTGCCTAACGGCTTCATTGAAGGCTTCGCCAACAAAGGCGGCGGAACCTGGCGCTCTGGCGTCTGTTTGGCAAAGATATGGGGCGGTCACGTCCGGTCATGGTGCTTTGAGGAAATGAGCCTGCTAGAGCATAGATACGGCAAAAAGGCCGCGCCGGATGCGCCTTGAACCGTTCTCTCTCCTGCTAGGCATCGCAGCCGCTCGCGCCCTTAATCGCAAGGCGTCGGCAAAGCGAGCAAGATGGGCCGCGCACATTGGCAGACCCTTCCCGCGTTCCGTTACGGACTTGCGCCCAGACCCCGGCACTCTTGACGATGCCGACATTGAGTTAGGCTAGACGGCTTTAACGCTTCCGATCTGCCCAAAGCCACAACTGACAGAACACAGCCGTAGCAATCCAAAACCCGGCGAGAAGCAAGTCGGTCATCACAGTCCAATCTTTTTCAGTTCGTCTGCGATTGAAGGGGGTTCTGGCCATGTTTTGTGCCAGTCAGCGGCTTTGAGTGCAGCGGCACGGCTCCGATAGTTCTGTCCGCTGCTATGCCAAATGCCGTTTTGCGTGAGCGTGAAAGACCAGCGGTCGCCTACTTGCCCCAGCTCGGTGTGCCATGTGTCAGGCATGGTCCACCCTTGTGCGGGCGTCGGTTTGAGTTTTGCCGGAAAGACCAAGCGTGGCTGCGTCTTCTCCTGTAAGGGCGGCTCGGGTGCGGTTGTAATCCACGGTTATGGCCGCGATGGCGTTGGCGCAGTTGCGTTTGGTGTCGGCGCATTGCGGGCAGCGTTCGCCCCGCCCGGTCATCACACCGATCCGCGCGTCGGCTTCCTCCAAAGCCCCCCGCAGTCCCTCTATCTCAGCGGCTTGGCGTTCAAGGGTGTCGGCTGCTTTGGGGCCATCGGGGTTGCGATACCAGCTGGTCGTCACGCCATCGTGTCCGCTGCTTTCGACAGCCCGCAACGCCTTGCACTGACCGGCTATGTCAGGGGTGCTGGCCGGTTTGTTGGCTTTAACCTTCTCTGGGTTTGCTATCCACTCCTGATAAGAACTTTCGCAATCGGGACACGGCTTGCCGTCCACTTCCCCTGCGCCGCCGTTGCAGACGTTGTTCCCGCACGTCCCGCAAAGCGTGATGTGACATTTGCATAGATCGCAGTATAACCATTTATGAGTGACCATGCTTATCTCCTTCTTCTATCTGGTGAAAATTGTCATCACTCCTTCCCTGTATCGGTAGGGGGAAGGGCTGCCATGATGGCGTCGGCGGATTCATCGCGTCTCCACGAAGTCCGCCGCTGACCATGAAGCCACGCCTTGTCAAGCTCGTCCAAGACCCGCTCTCTCACCCCTACCGGAACGACAGGGGATGCGTCGTCTGACACAGCCGCATTGAGCCGCTTTTCAAAGTCGCCCCACGACGCGGGGTCGTCAGCGTCCAGCCACGCCATGACGACAGCCTTGATCTCGTCGGCTGTCTTTGGAACGACAGGGGGTGCGTAGAGGGGGGTTCCGACTGGAACGGCGTTTGCTCGAAAGACCGCCATTGTGAAGCCCGAAGTCCCCGGCATGGCGCTTACGGTGCCCACCGCCTCCCCCTCTGGTGCAGGGGTGCGGGCCTCCATATCGTCGGGGGTCATGCTGCTGCCTCAAAAAGATCAGGGTGAGCCTCACGCCCGCACCATGTCGGCGGGCACTGAGCGGAATCCCAACGGTCGGCCATTGCGCGAGCCGTTCGGTGCGGAAGGTGGTGGTTCTGCGCTACGTCAGTCGAGTCCACGGACGCAAACGGCCACGGAAACTTGGTCAGCTGCATCCCGCGCAGCATATGGACGTTTGGGGTCCGGCGATGACGCTTTGCCAGCTCGTTCCAGACCGCATCCATTCGAGCGGTAAAGGCCGGGGACGGGATAGCGGAATACTCGCCGTTCGCCCCAAAGCAGATGCGCGGCCACTCGTCGGCAAGGCGCAACGCCCGGTCAATCGGTTCGTCCATGTGCCAGACCGGAGCGCCACGGTTGCCGTGCGGCCACTCGCGGATCAGGGCGTCTTGCTCCTGCGATCCGGCCTCGATCTCGTCGGGGATAACGGCCCAGGTCGTCGGGTAATCAAGCCACTTGTCGCACCATTCGTAATAGGCGGGCCAGTTGACGG